AATAGTTATAATTTTAGTGAAAGTGACGTGAAATTGATAGAGGATTTACTGAGTCTTCCTCAGGACCATATCGATTACACTCGCATAATGACAAGCGTCTACGGAAACGTAGGCGACATGAAGTTCCTAAGGGAACGCATGAACTCCGTTAGGAGAGTTATAGCGGACAAACGTTGGTATGACCTAGTAGACAATGAACTAGCTAAAGAATCAGACTCAACTCATACTTCCTCAGAGTCCTATAAGGAAACTAAGGCAACCAACATGGGAGAACTTCAACAGATGATCTTCTTCCTAATCTCTACCTCAGATGTTCCCCTAAGTAGGAACGACATCTCTAACCATACCAACTTACGCATTAACTGTGTAACGGCAAGAGTACGTGAGCTCATTAAGATGGGCCTAATCAGAGTTGAAGGCACCAAGATGGATAAAGAAACTAAACGCAAGGTATCTCTTCTTGTAGCAAGAAAAAAGTAATGTATGGAAACCTGGAGACTTAACCGCCTGAAACAAGCACAAGAAATACGTGAAATAATTCAGTATGTTAGGTCTCTCCATATAAAAATCTGCCAGACGCAAATCGTTACCGATATGGAGAAGCAAGTAGTTCTCGACTGGCTTTACACCCTTGAGCGTCAGGTATATGAGCTAGAATCATCAATATTGCTTGACGACATAATAAATAAATAAGTGTGTACACTATCCTCCTAAATAGCGTATAATGAAGTTATGCAGCTATCAAGCAACTTAATTTATAGAGTTCTTTCCTAAAGAAAAAGGAAGAGAATACAGTTATGCCCAATCCCCCTACTCCACCATCACCACCCTTAATTAAGAAAACTAGAGCTAAGAAAAACCCTAAAAGACACATAAAGATTGTTAAAATAGCTAATATGCAAAAGCAATTGCGAACCATCCTAGCTCGCGAAATCAATAGGTTAATGGATGCTTCACATGATAAGTTGTTAGACAAAGATCAAGCATTGTCATTACGCAGTTATCTCGGTTTAGTCAATGAATTAGAAGAGTTAGATAAGATCAAAGCTCTTGAATCAACAACAAAAAAGGAAAACAAATGATGTTTAAGAAGAAGATAAAGCTCCCGACAAGTCTACTCGACTATGATGCCTTAGTCGCCACCTTAGTTAAAAGGTATAAGTTCCCTGAGCCAGACCATGTCTCAGCAGTAATCTCAGTGGCTATCCGCCATCTTCCTAATGACCAAGCCTATACAACTCTTGACTATCTAGCCCAGTGTGTACAGAAGAGCATGGCCAACCATGTTGCAAACCACAAAGGTGAGATGATGAAAGGTAAAGTTCAAGTTGATAACATGATAGATATGCTCAAGCAGGATCCCAACAATCAACAAATCCTAGATGAACTCAAGAGGTTTGCTGATCAGGGCTTCGACTATGCTAAGGAAGCTCTTGCTAAGCTTGATACAACAGTTGCAACAACCACTAATAATATTAATACCTTACAAGTAGTTCCTAATGAGCAGTAATTGGAATACCACTCCAGAATTCAAGAAGCTGTATGAGGAATGGGTATCTGGAAAGAAAGCTAAGTACAGACGGGTTGTAGCCAAGGATGGCTCAGTCTCTAAGGTTCTTATTGTTCCTACAGTGGAGTCTAAGCTTGAGCAGAGTGGTTTCAAGGACATAGAAGACACTGAGCGAGATGATGTGCCACTTAAAGCATGGCACAACCATCGCTTTAAGCATATACCTATAGAACGCTTTGTGGCCACAGAGTCATATTACGAGCGTGCTAAGTCCTTACTTAATACGTTTACCTTCAAGAATGACACCCATAGAAAGATATGGGAGCTTCATTGCCAAGGTGTTTCTAAGCGTAAGATAGTGGAGCAAATCAAGGGGCTTACTCCTTGTTATAAGCGCTCTAGAGTTGGCAAGATCATTACACTCCTAGCCAAAGAGTGTCAAGGAAAAGAAGAATCAGATGTCATCAGTGATAATCCGCCCATTCAACCCTAATTCAGACTCAGGTTTCATATACTCTTCCTACCCTAAGGGAGCCTACTATGGAGCTCATGATACGTCAGAGAGTGTCCCACCTCTAAAGGATAGGGATAATGCCAAGATTAAAGCACAATGGTTTAAGGCATTCTATCAACAAGTACAGCAACAACTCATATCCTCTACAGTGCTTATAGCTTGTATCTCGGACGAACCAAATACCGTCCTAGGGTATGCTATCCTCTCTGGAACTACCTTAGAGTGGGTTTATGTCAAAGAATTGTTCAGAAACCAAGGCATTGCTAAATTGTTAGTGAAGAATCAGCAAGTAGAAACCTACCGCAACATTACTAAAGTAGGATTTGCAATCCTCTCTAAACATAAAGAAGAAGGAGAAAAGCCCCATGTCAGAACAGCAGCAAAAGTTGAATCATAAGAAAGAAACCCAATCCCAGGATCCATTTCAGAAGTTGCTAGAGAATGCTATACTAGTTAAGAAGGCCGTGTTCCATCAAGCCGTTGCTAATGGCTACTTAGAACCAGAGACTTCCTTCAGCTCAGATGACGCTAAGGTTGGCCGTAGGGTTGAGATGTGGCTTACACCTAACTTATTGATTTGTAAGCAAAATGGTAAAACATTCGCAACTCCTCATTCTAACTGCGTCTATTTCCGATTCTAATTCATGTCAAACGCCCTTAAACTGGCCGCTAGACGACTGAAGCTTGAAGCCAAGGCCAAAGGAGCACAGAAGGTATACCCACCTTTTGATCTTTCTCAGTACTTGTTTGATAAGCAACTCTCCTTCGTGCTTGATCCAGCTAGATATGCTGTGGCTTGCTGTAGTGTTCGTGCTGGTAAGACCATGGCTTGTTGCTCAGATTTACTCAACACAGCTCTCACTATGCCAGGAACTCAGTCCTTGTATATCACTCTAGCTAGAACCTCAGCTAAGACCATAGCGTGGCCAGAGTTGAAGCGCATCATACGTGACTTTGGCCTAGAATGTAATATCAACGAGTCTGATCTCACTATACACTTCACAAATGACTCCTGGATCCGTCTATATGGGGGGAATGAGGAGAATGAGATTGAGAAGATCAGAGGTTTATCTAACGTTGCCCTTGTATACCTAGATGAGTCTCAGGCCTTCCGTAGTCATATCAAAGTCTTAGTTGAAGACATCATTGCTAAGCGACTATATGATACCAATGGTAGGTGCCGGATGATCGGTACACCGGGTCCCATTGAAGCTGGGTACTTCAACGAGTGTTCTAAGTCCTTACAGTGGAGTAAGCATCACTGGACCATGTTTGATAACCCATGGCTTCTCAAGAAGTCTGGTAAGACCCCTCAGGAGCTTACAGATGCTGACTGTACCCGTAAAGGAGTTACAATAGATGATCCCTCTATCCAGCGTGAGAACTTCGGCAGGTGGAAGCAAGACCCAGAAGCCCTATTGCTCAACTATCTTAAGGAACGTAACCACTATGACACCCTACCAACTGGCAAATATTCCTACTTATTAGGTATCGACTTAGGCCAACGTGACTATAACTTCTTATGCGTGCTTGCCTACTGTGACACCAATCCTACTACCTATCTAGTAGAGGAACGCTATAAGTCTAACCAGACCCAGGACGAACTAGCAGCATCTATCAAGGACCTCATGCGCACCTATTCATTCACTAAGATGGTGTGCGATGCCGGTGGTCTTGGTCTTGCCCTAGTAGAGGATCTTAAGGTGCGCCACAGTCTTCCTATTGAAGCCGCAGTTAAGACTGAGAAGATGGCTTCATATGCTATCATGAACTCTGCTCTACGCAATGGTACCTTCAAAGCTAAGTCTAACACCATGTATGCTAATGATTGCAACATCTTAGAACGAGATGACAAGAAAAGCACTCCTGATAAGATCGTAGTTAAAGGTCACTCAGACGCTGTAGATGCCTGTCTATATGCCTTCAAACTGTCTCCAGCTTATTACTACACTCAACCAAAGCCTACTTACGCTGTTGGTACTCCTGAAAGAGCTAAACAATATGAGGAAGAAGTAGTTGAAAGCAACTTTGCTAGGTTAGAGAAAGAAAGAAGGAATAAGCAAGGTGAGCATGAGGTGGGTTCATGGGGAGGCGAGGCTGATGGCTCACACACCTGGAATCGCTGGTGAGCATTCCAAAAGTGGCCAATGCGGAGCTCTTATGTAACTTTTGTAATCGAGCTGAAGGTTTACTGAAAACTGTGGAAACCACTCAAAAGTTGATGGAATATATGCAAAAGCATTCACTTTCTGGCCACTTAGGCATAATAGATGAGTAACCTCCCATTTCTAAAAGGCCGTAAGACACCCCGCATTGCTCCACCTCTAGAAGAGAAGCTAGTTAAGGGTTCTTCAGATGAACTCCTCAACCATCATCTTATAAGTGAACTCCTAGATGCTTATGAAGCTAAAGATGTCAAGCTCTTTAAACAAGCACTAGAAAGTTTGGTTCTACAAATGTTTGACTTTGATAAGGATAATGAACAATGAAGGTATCTGAGAGTAATAAGAAGCCGGAAGTACCTAAGTTTTCTGAAGTTGATGATGATCATGAGGTAATCATGGAGCATGTCGCTAAAGAGATGATGGATGCTATTGAAGCTAAAGATAAAGATAAGCTATTGGAATCATTCCATTGCTTGGTCGCAGATATGATGGATAAGATGTCCTCAGATACACAGGAGAATAATCAATGATTCCAAATGCTAAGCGTATTTCAGAAATTATCAGAGCCAAAAAGCGCAAGATGCTCAATGCTGAGCCAGAGCTAGTAGATACTGATGCTCATCCAGATATGAATCCTAACGATCTAGCTGACATCAAGATGAAAGCTGAGATTGAATCTTCATTAGATACTCCTCATAAGATTGATGCTAGAGAGAAGTCTCTAGATGTCACCGATGAAATGGGTCTCTCTCCTGAGGAGAAGACTCGTATGGAGCGTCTTCGTAAGTACATTGATGGCCTGGACCTAGACAGCGAGTAGCCTCCAATGGACTCCAAAGAACTAAAGAAGATAGCAAAGCAGATGAAACTATTAGGGATTACTCACTTGAAGACCCCTGAGTTTGAGCTCAACCTTGACATCTCCGTTGCTCCTATCCCTAAGGCAGAGGTTAAGACCAAAGAGTTCACTCCTGAGGAGCAGAAAGAGATTGAGCACAAGATTGAGCAAGTCAAGGCTCTATACCTTGGATCTGATCTTGACCTCCTTGATCGCTTGTTCCCCTTGCCTACTGAGGATTCTGCTAATGAAAACTTGTAGATCTGGTTTACATCAATACGAAAGTGCTCAATGTATAGAGTGTAATCGAATTGCTTCCCGTGCTTGGAAGGAAAACAATCCAACTAGGTATCGAGCTAATTGGCTTAGACATAGGTATTGGCCAACTTTAACTTCTAAACAAGCTTTAGATAACTACTACGAAATGATGAATGCTCAAGCTGGTCAATGTGCTAGTTGCGGGACTCATCAGAATGATCTTAAAATGGCATTATGCGTTGACCATGATCATATAACCAATCAAATCAGAGGTTTACTCTGCAAACCTTGCAATCTTGCAGAAGGTTATCTTAAATCATCTAAGAACGCTGAAGGTTTAGTTCAGTATATGAAAAGGTTGGGTAATTAATTGAGTTACGAGATTGAGGAGATAGATATTGCCCCTTCTAGACCGGAGAAGGTAGTAGACACCAATACATCTAAGAAGAACAAGATTAACCCAACTGCTTACACATGGTGGCTGGCCCAGTCTGATGGCGACTTAGTTGCTCAGGTTCTATCCACAACTGAGTTCCTTAAGCGCACTAATGCCAACCGCATTCGCCAAGCATCTGTATTCACTCGTCTTTTCTCTGGCAAGCCGCTATACAACTTCGCATCCTCTAACGCCTCATTAGATACATCAGCGCAACTCCCTATTGGTCGCCCTACTGCCAATGTTGTCTACTCCTGTACGGATACATTGGTGTCTATGATTAGTCAGGATAGACCTAAGCCAGTGTTCCTTACCAGCAATGGACACTATAAAGAGCGCAAGCTTGCCAAGGAAGCTAATGCTTTCATTCAAGGTGAACTATATCGCACTAAGGCATATGACTTAGGTACGCTTGCCCTACGTGACTCATGCGTCCTCGGTAATGGTTTCATCAAGGTATTTGCTAAGGATGAAAAGGTATGTCTAGAGCGCATTCTCGAGACTGAACTCCTAGTTGACTTCAATGATGCCTACTACAATGACCCACGCCAACTCATCCAGATCAAGCTAGTAGACCGTGCTGTAACAGCATCTATGTTCCCTAAGAGTGCAGACCTCATTGCAGGATCTCTGATGGGTAACGTCGACTCTACTCCTAGAAGCACTGAGACTACCGCTGACCAAATCATCATCTCTGAAGCATGGCACTTACCATCTTGTGAGGGTGCTAAGGATGGTAGGCATGTCATCGTATGTTCTGAAGGTGTCATCTTAGATGAACCTTGGACTAAGTCTAAGTTTCCATTCGTTAAGTTCTCTTACAATCCTAACATTGTAGGTTTCTTTGCTCAAGGCTTAGCTGAAATCATCATGCCATGTCAGATGGAGATCTATAGGTGCCTCATAGTGGCATCTCAAAGCATTGAGCTCATGGGTGTTCCACGTATCTATATAGATCAAATGTCTAAAATCGTTGAGACGTCATTTAACAACCGTATTGGTACTATCATTAAAGGTCAAGGGAATCCTCCTACTTTTATCAACGCCGAGTCTAATACTCCTGAATTCTATCAATGGATTCAATGGCTTATCCAGAATGCTTATCAGATGTCTGGTGTTAGCTCTATGGCTGCTCAAGCCAAGAAAGAACCAGGACTTAACTCTGGTGAAGCCATCAGAGAAGCTAACGACCTTCAATCTGCCCGCTTTGCTGCTCTTGAAAGACGCTATGACAACATCTACATAGATCTAAGCTATATGATGATTGATTGTGCTAAAGAAATTGCAGAGGAAACCGGCTCTTACACCACTGTATATCCTGGTCGTGATGGTACAAGAGAAGTCGACTTTAAGCACATCAGCAAACTCAAAGATACCTATGTTATCCAATGTATGGAAGAGTCTTCACTATCTAATAATCCCTCGGCTAGACAAGCTCAACTAAGTGAAAAGCTAGCTGCTGGCGAAATCACATTACAAGAGTTTAGACGTCTTTCTTCCTTTCCTGACCTAGAGCAATCAGACCAACTAGCGGCTGCTCTTGAGGAGCGTATCCTTCACGCCCTTGACCAGATTGTTGAACAGGGTGATAAGGACTATGCTTCTATTGCCCCAGACTCTTTCATTCTAGATCCTACTGACCTAGCAACTACCTTATGTGTTAATTATATCAATCTTTACAGTACTTTACAGCTGGAAGAGGAGAAGATGCAAACACTCAGAGATTGGTTCGTACAAGTCCAAGCCCTGAAGCAAGCAGCTTCCCCACCTCCTCCACAAGCAGGACCTCAGCAGGGTCCACTACCTGTAGCACCACCTTCTCCAAGCATAGGTCCTACCAGCGGAGCACAAGTTTAAGTACTTCTCAAAGGCAAGAGAAGCTAAGTAGATGGCAAAGTCAGCTTAATCAACTAGAAGAACCAACCCATAAAGAAGGAAACAATCAAATGAGTTATGAAGTAGAAAACCTTGGAACCAACATTGCAGGACCTTCTCTTCCCAAAGAGCAAATGCGTCCTGAGCGTACGGTTGATCATAGAGCAAATGATAGACGCATACAGGCAGCTCCTGCTGTTCAAGCTAGGCAGGAAACGCCAAAAAGTGGCCAACCTAACATCAGTGTTGCGAACAATGTTAGTTCTGAAGAAACCCAGAGCGCACCAGTAGAATCAGTGACATTGTCTCCCGCCGCTGCTGCCTTGGCCCGCAAGGAATCCAAGTTTCGCCAGCAACAACAAGAACTTAAGATACAAGAAGCTCAATTGGAAGCCGATCGTAAGGAGCTTGCCGACCTAAAGGCACTCAAAGCGAAGATAGCTGCCAAGGACTATTCTGGTATTGAGAACTTAGTAGACTATAACGACTACACGAACTATCTGATTGAAAAGGAAACTTCTAGTACCCCAGAGCAGCAAGAGCTTAAAAAACTCGCAGCTAAGCTGGATGGAATGGAAAAAGCCCAACAGACAGATATTAGTAAGCGTTTTGAAGCTGCGGTAAACGAAAGAAGAAATGCTGTTAAGGCATTAGTTGGATCTGATGATACCTACTCTACGATTAAGGGAATGAAGGCTGAAGAGACAGTTGTTCAGCATATCCTAGATACCTGGGAACACGATAGCATTGATCTAACAGTTGAGCAAGCTTCGAAAGAAGTGGAAGACCTTCTACAGGAGAAGGCAAGCAGATGGGCTAGTTTCAGTAAAGAAAAGACTCAAGCAAGCCAAGAGAAGAAAGAACTACCTCCTCTCAAGTCTGGCGTAGTGAAAACATTAACAAACAACATGGCTCCTACTGGGGATATTAAAAGACCACAGAAGAGCTTTGAGGGTATGTCTGAACAAGAACGCTATAAAGAAGCGTACAGACGTGCTCAAGAAAAATTAAAAGGATAATTAAATGTCAAACAGTACATCAAGTGCAGTAACTAACGTTGCAACTCTAAAGGAACTCTATTCAGACGACGCATGGGTAATGAAGTCGTACATCCTAAATAGGAATCCAGCTCTGGCTCTCATCGACAAAGACGAAAGTGAATCTGGTATGGGCGGTAAGTACTTCCCGATCCCAGCTCTAGTGAATCCAGGTGGCGGTCGTTCTGCTGCTTTAGGCATTGCTCAAAACAACTCTTCTGCTCCACAAACGGTTGAATTCCAAGTCACTCGTACTCAAAACTACTCAAACTTTGTCCTTACCGGTGACTTCTTGAGAGCCTCTGCTGAATCAGTTGGCGCCTTCATGCCAGCTGCTGAACTTAACGTTAAGTCTGCATTTCAGTCTCTTGGAAATGACTATGCTCTTATGTTGTTCGGTGACGGGTCAGGTAAACGTGGAACTTACGGACTTGGTGCTGGATCTATTTCGAGTGGTGTTATCACTCTTGATAGTGCTCAATCAGCCCTCAACTTCACTCCTGGTATGGCTCTCGTAAGCTACAGTGTTTCTGGCCAGACTCCTACTCAGAGTACTGGCGCAGCAGTAGGATACGTCATAGCAGTTGATACTGGTGCTGGAACTGTAACGGTATCAGCTACCTTCGCTGGTGCTGCTGGGGTTCCTTCCAACTGGTCAACTTCTTTCCCTTACCTCGCTCAGATCGGCGATGTCAATTTCATCACTAACGGACTTAGTTCTGCTAACATGTTGAAGATGGCTGGTTTCGGAGCTTGGATCCCAAGCACTGCTCCAAGCGGATCTGACCTATTCTTCAGTGTCAATCGTTCTGTGTCTCCAACCCAGCTCGCTGGATTGCGTTTCTCAGGATCTAGTGAATCTATCCAAGACGCACTTATTGACGCAGTTAACACTCTTGCGGCTCAAGGCACCGAAGCTGGTGATCCTGACTTCATCTTCATCAATCCAGCCTCTTACCAGGCGCTATTGAAGCAGTTGACTAGCCAAGGCGTGTACCAGATGATCAAGGCTAAGATCAATGAGGAAGCATCCCTATCGTTTAAGGCATTGGTACTCCCAACGGCTAACGGTGAGATAGCGATACTTCAAGACCGCAACTGTGCGCCTCAAACAGCGTACATCATCACCCTTAAGACGTGGAAGCTTCGCTTTAACGGCAAGATGGCCCAGTTTATCACCTACCCAGGATTGTTTGACCAAATTGGTCTTCCAGTGGCTGGCCAGGATGCTGTGCAAACTGCGGTCGGCGGATATGGCAACCTTACTTGCTCAAGTCCTGTTGCTAACGCTGTAGTTTCTCTGTCTCAGTAATCTAAATCATTGATTTGATTCATTAAATAGGGATCAGGACTTAAATGTTCTGGTCCCTTTTTATTTTTCTACAAAAAAATGGAACAGCTATTGGATAGTTATGGTATAATTTTACTATGATAATTTATAAGATAGCCAATACGGTTTCATTGAAGGTTTATGTAGGTCAAACGGTTCAAGAGTTAAAGAAAAGATGGACTCATCATCAGTGGAAGGCAAGAAGCGGTAAGCAACATCCGTTATATGCTGCAATGCGCAGTTATGGTTTGGCTGCTTTTAGTATTGAGATACTTGAAATTCTTCCAAATACGACAACTCAAGAGGAACTAAATGCTAAGGAGAGGCATTGGATACAAACTCTAAATTGCATTCATCCAAATGGATACAACTGCACTTCAGGTGGCGACGGCAAGTTTTTCTCCTCACAGGAAACCAAGGATAAAATAAGTAGAGCTAATAAGGGCCGCAAGCTCACTCAAGAGCAAAAAGATCATCTATCTAAGGTCTTAACTGGTGCAGTAGGTTCTAATCTAGGTCGTAAGTGGAGTGATGAAATCAAGGCAAATATGGCAAAAGCTCAAATAGGTAAAAAGGCATCAGAAGAATCCAAAGCTAAAATGTCTGCTTCTGCTAAATTAGCTAGGGCCAAACGTAAATTATTGGGGTTATCTAAGTCTGAGCAAGCTGCTTTGACTAAGCTTCATGCTTTTAATGCCGGCAAATCACCTTGGAACAAAGATAAAAAGCCAGGTCTATTTGCTAGACTGATGAAAGAAGTTGCTCCTGCGACAGGGCTTACTCAGCACATCTATGTGCTAACAGGACCATCTGGTATTGGCAAATCATGGGTTGCTGATCAACTCAAGGACAAGTTTTGTGTGCTAGAAAGAGATGGCGTTGGCAAAAGCCAACTTTGGTTACAACTTAATAAAGAAGTTGTAAAAGATAAACCCATATTACTGGGACTTCCAGTTGCTGCTAGTACTGCTAAGAAAAATCTAGAATCTTTAGGTTATGTAGTATCTATAATTCAAATAGTTGAAATTAAAGAAGTAATCTTGCAAAGAAGAATGTTAAGAAACTCTACATCTTCATCTACTATTAAAGCGGTTGGTCCTATGGTTACAGCCCTCTTCACCGGAACTAGCCAGGAATGCCTTGATTTCCTGAAATCTGTATAATCCCCTCGTATCCATACGTTCCTCCTTTCAACTGAGCCACCTAGGATTGAGTTCTTAGGTGGCTCTTTTATTTCCCTAAACTGGCCAGTTAGGCATAGATAGTGGACCCAATCTACTACCTTCCTTGACTAGCCACCCGTCACTCAGGAAGCATCTTATTACGGGTAACAAGGGTCCTAAACATGTCTAACATTGCTTCTAATAAACTCGGTAATAACGGCGGTCGTAATTATTCATTCCTGAACAAACCAGTCACTATTGATTGTAACTTCATTGTTGATAATACCAATGGTAACGGCCTTGGTATTCGTTCACTCAAAGGGTCTGGTGTGCAGGCTGTTTATATGCATACTACTGCTACTCCAGCTGCTGGAAATCCTAACCCCGCCGCTGGTTATGCTCTAATTCAACTTTCCAATAACTATAATCGTTATGCTGGTGGATTTTCTGGATTCGTATCTCCTTTGTCCGGCTCTAATCTAGCAATTAATGCTACCGCACTCACTATTGGTAATCCTTACGTCATTACTTCTGTTGGAGCTCCTACAGCTGGAACAGTTACAGTGGCCCCTGTCGCTGACGTTTCCGGCTCATTAGCTTCTACCTATTTTAGCTTATATGATGCTTATGGAAATACTTTCGTAATCTGGTTTTATGTTACTGGTGTTGGTGGGAATGCTCCAAACCTTGGACCAGCTGCCGCAATTGGCCAACCTGGTATTAGCTATATTCAGCAAACAATCGCTTCCGGAAGTTCTGCCGCTACAATTGGTGCCGCATTAGTTAATACCATCAACTTATTACCATCTGACATTGCTGGTGTTTACTCGTTTACGTCTTCTGGAACTACTACTGTCACCATCGTAAGTACTGGTACTGGACCACTTCCTGGTGGACCTGCTGACGGAACAATCTCTACTGGTTTTACTTTCGCAGTAACCAAGGATCAAACCAACTTACAAAACTGGCAAGCAGTTGGTTTAAATAAAGGTGTTACTCCAGCGGTTGGAGCAGCTTTTATTGCTACTGCTACTGGTTATTCTAGTCGCGGTGGAAGCACTGGATTAGTTCAAGCTCCTTCTATCTCAGGACTCACCTCTATTGAAGTAATCGGTGACCCTAATCAAACTTTCGCTCCAATCCCAATGGGTGGTTCACCTAACGTTGGTGGGTATATCTTAGTTCAATTCTTAGCTGCTACTAACTCTAGCACCACCACTTTGGTGCCTACTGCTCCAGCTGCTGGATCAATTGTTAGTTTGACCTTCCAGGTTGAAGCTGGATCTATCTTAATTTCCGGCGAATAATTCTTTCGCGAAATATGGAGGCTCTATTGATGTGAAATATCTTTAGGGCCTCTATTTTTAGAAAAGGTTCTAATGACAATACCATATCAACCACAGAATGTGGTCTTACTCACTGGTAATGGCCAGAATAGGCTCAAGTGGGATTTAACTCCAGGAGCTACTTCTTTTAGTATTCAACGTAGTACTGATGGTATCAATTTCACTTCATATGGAGTAGCTACCACAAACAACTACGTAGATACTGCAGCTACTGTTGGGGTTGAGTACTGGTATACTGTAGCTTCTAGTTCAGATGGTATTAACTTCTCTCCTTATGCTGCTCCATACCCAGCTTCCATAGTGAGTTGTTTACCTGGCCAAATATCTTTATCCTACTTAATCTACCAAGCTAAACTAAGATCGGACAAACTCAACTCCGAATATATCACTTACGATGAGTGGACCTTCAACATCAATCAAAGCATCGGTGTACTTTACGACATGTTAGTTAGTAAGTTTGGGGATAATCTATTCTTTGCTCCTCCACTATTAATTCCTTTATCCGGCCAAAATAGCTATAGCTTACCCGATGGAGCTCTATACTCTGGAGCACCAGCGCTATATAAACTGAACGGTGTCGATCTAAATATTTCAGGCAATGCTACTACTTCAGGAACCAACTCAGGTTGGATACCACTTCCCAGGACCAACTGGTCTGATCGTGACAAGTACACTATCTTTCCTGGCCAAGCCGCTAATCTTTTTTATGGGTATCAGATGTCTTATGCTCTGATGGGGAATCAACTGTATGTATTCCCACCAAATACCAATTCCACTTTAAGAATTTGGTATGTACCAATTGTTACTCAGTTGTTATTAGATACTGACATGTTGTCATTCTCCATCTCTGGCTGGTCTGAATTTATCATCAACGATGTAGCAATGAAAGCTATGATTAAGGAAGAAAGCTTAGAGAAATGGACCGCATTAAGCAATGCTAATCTAGCACAAATCCAACGCATTGAAATAATGGCAGCCAACAAAGACGTAGGCCAACCTAATAGTGTTAGCAACACACGTTCCACAATGGGTGATCCTGGGTTTGGTGGGTTTGGCCAGGGTGGTTTCGGCGGGTTTGGTAGTGGATTTGGAGGGTTTTAACATGGCGTTATCTCCTAAACTTACATGGGAACTAGCTAATCCACTATGGGCTTCTCAGTTGAACCCATTATTAGCTAATCCACTCAGCTCAATGTCAATCATCAAGAATGTCTCCTTGGTAGTTGGAGTAAACACTATCAACCACTTCTTAGGACAAAACCAGCAAGGTTGGATCTTAACAGACATCACTGGCCCTGCTACAATTTATCGTTCACAACCTTTCAACAACAAGACGCTCACTTTAACTGCTTCAGCAGCTTGTACAGTGTCAATTGGAGTATTTTAAGATGAGCACTACCACACCAAATATGGGGCTAACTAAATCTACAGTAGGTTCAGACTCAGGGCTCAATTGGGAAATAAATCTCAATGCTAGTTTGTCTACTATAGACGGTCATTCACATGCTCCAGGATTTGGAGTCCAGATTAATCCAGCTGGTTTAAACATCAATTCTGATTTACCAATTAATAATAACAATTTGATTAATGCTAGGACTATAAGATTCCAACCACAGGGGTCTTCTTTATCTGGCGCTGCCGACCTAGATTGCTTATATGTTTCTGGCATTGACCTTTACTATAATGATGGAATTGGTAGACAAATCCCGATTACTGCTGGAGGTGGCGTTACAGGAGCTACTGGAACTATCACTGGTCTTCCATCAGGTACAGCTGGTGCTGCTTATAACGCGGGAACCTTTGTATTCCAGTCTGCTACCAATACTAGTGCCGTTATTGACGGACAGAGCTTTATCCTAAGGAATAATATTGCTAATTCTAACGGTTTGACTCTCTTACCTCCAAATGCAATGACCTCAAACTACTCAATCACTTTGCCATCTTATCCATATCCATCGGTTCAGTCCATAATGGCTCTAGATCATTATGGCAATATGTCTGCCCCTTACACAGTAGATAACGTTACTATTGACATTAATGGATCGAATCAATTTGAAGTTAAGGTTTCAGGTGTTGGAACTAGCCAGATTGCTAACGCGGCAGTGACACCAATAAAGATGGGTGCCCTAAATTATCAACTCAGTTCTGGGGTAGGAACTAGTGGATTTAGTACATCATCTTCAACACTTGTTCCTGTCACTGGTTTATCTGTCACTATAACCACGTATGGTCGTCCAGTGATGCTCCAACTAATTGGAACATCTACCACTTTAACTCCTTTAGTTTCTCAGGTTGGAACAAGCGGTAACGGACTGTTAGCATTCATGAGAGCTTCAACGGCTATCTCAATCTCAGAATTCATTGGATACTCATTTCCACCAAGCTCATTTTCGTTTATAGACATAATTTCAGCAGGAACATACACATATTCTGTAGACTTAGCTTGCGTTGGTGGAAATGCTAACATTGGGTCATGTAAACTTATGGCCTACGAGTTATAAGGAAACACAATGGGTAAGCAGAGCATTAATCTTAATTTTTCAAGCGGACTTGACACCAAGACTGATCCTTACCAAGTAGCACCTGGTAAGTTTCTTGCCTTGCAGAATAGTGTCTTCACTAAGGGTGGTTTGTTACAGAAGAGGAACGGCTATGGAGCACTAGTTTCACTTCCTAATTCAACCTACTCATATCTAACTACTTTAAATGATAACCTTACAGCGGTGAGTACCGACATTGCCGCATACAACCAAGGAAGTTCTACATGGGTCTCTAAGGGATCTATTGCTCCGATGGAGCTCAGCACTCTTCCACTTATTAGGAATAATGCCAATCAGATTCAGTGCGACACCGCTGTTGCTGCTAATGGAACTGCTTGCACGGTGTATACAGAAGTGGTTGGAGGCACAACCTCGTACAAATATGTCGTTGCTAGTTCTGTAACAGGTCAAAATATCGTGAGTCCTACCTTGATACCTGCGCCCTTGGGTACCGTGACAGGCTCTCCAAGAGTGTTTCTATTAGGGAGATATTTCATCATTGTATTCACTAATACAATCTCTTCAACACCTCATCTTCAGTATATCTCTGTCTCCGTAACAAATCCTACTATCGTTGGACCAAATATTAACATCTCAACTTCTTATGGTCCATCGCCTACTATTTCGTGGGATGGCTACGTGGCCAATGAGAATCTTTACATCGCTTATAACACGCCACCTGTCGGACAAGCAGTTAATGTTACCTATCTAACCTCAACTCTTACTCTAGTTACACCCAAGACATTTGCTGGTGCTGAAGCTACGATGATGTCTGTTACTGCTGACATCACAACCCCTACAAATCCAACTATCTACGTCAGCTTCTATTATCCTACATCTTCCACTACAGGAGTTGGATCTGTTATAGTCTTGGACAAGAGCCTAAATACAGTGCTTGCACCAGTTGCTATTCCTCTCGCTTATAGTATCTTAAACATAACTTCAACAGCTGCTAACGGCAGTGTCACCGTGTTTGTGGAGATTGCAGATAGCTATAGCTATGACACTAGTATCCCTACCAACTATATCCGCTCTATCACAGTGACTCCAGTTCCTGTACCGTTCTACTCAGTGTTCACCAGCGGTGCCCCAGCTATCTCTGTCAGCAGTGCTGCTGGTCTATCTTCAGGTATGTTCTTGGTTGATAACACGACACCTGCTAATATCGCATTGGGTACTGTGTTTGCCGTATCAGGAACAACATTGGTGCTGTCATCGAATACAACAGGAGCATCAGCTTCAACACCTGGTGATCAACTAGGTGCTGCACTTGTTACGAACAAGATCGTGATAGGTTCTGTAGGTTTAGCGTCCAAGGCGTTCATGATTAATGGTGTCTCCTACTTCTTAGGTGCTTATCAGAGTGCCTATCAACCTACCTACTTCTTGATCAATGGAACTACTTCCACAGATGTGAATCCTGTAGTTGCGGCCAAACTTGCCTATAGTAATGGTGGAGGATACCTAACACTAGGTCTTCCGAGTGTCACTGTTTCTGGTACTAATGCCCAGATCGCTTATCTATACAAAGACTTAATTGCTGCCGTCAACAAGAACACTAATATTCCTACAGGATCTCAGGTTGCTGGTATATACAGTCAGACCGGCATCAACCTAGCAACTTTTGACATCACTCTTCAAGGTCTTGACACCGCAGAGATCGCAGGCAACCTTCACCTTGGTGGTGGGTTCTTGTGGCAGTATGACGGGTATCTCCCAGTTGAGCATAACTTCTTCCTATGGCCTGACAATGTTGAGGCTACCTATACAGAAATTTTCACCGCAACCCCTACAGGGACAGCACTAATTAGTTCTAACACAATCGTGGTGTCGTCTGCAACAGGCATCTATCCTGGCATGACTGTAGCCGATACTACTAATCCAACTTATATCACCGCAGGATCAACTGTTGTGTCTGTTACTGGAACCTCTGTTGTGATAAATACATTAACAACCCATGCTATCGCTGGTGATACCTTGACTTTTCAGGGTATTGTAACCCCTACAGGAACAGCAGCGACCGGTTCTAAAACTGTTACATTATCAAGTAACGCAGGTGTGTATCCTGGCATGACCATAGTTGATGTTACTAACCCAACTTATATTCCTGCAGGAACTCAGATTGTCACCGTCAGTGGAACCACTATCACCCTGTCTATGGCAACAACCCACGCTATATCTGGTGATACATTGAGTATTCAGGGTAATATCTGGGACAAGCCAGATGGTGCAACCTACAAGAGTGCCTACTACTACCAAGTCACCTATGAGTGGACAGACAACCAGGGCAACGCCTATCGCTCAGCCCCATCTATCCCTCTAGCTGTTACAACCGTTAACGGGTCAGATAAGAGTGGCATAGTTACACTTAATATTCCTACCTTAAGACTCACCTATAAGACGGCCAACCCTGTCAAGGTATGTATCTACCGTTGGAGCGTTGCTCAGCAAGTTTACTTCCAGGTTACCTCTATCTTCCAACCATTACTTAATGACACAACAGCTAACTCAGTATCTTTTGTAGACACCTTGTCAGATGCCCAAATCTTAGGTAACAATATCCTGTATACGAATGGTGGAGTGGTTGAAGATGTTAATGCCCCAGCAAGTAATTTGCTTACCTTGTTTGACACTCGCCTTTGGTTGGTCGACGCTGAGGATAGAAACCTATTATGGTACAGTAAACAAGTCATCGAGGCTACTCCGGTAGAAATGTCTGACTTATTAACTATTTATGTAGCTCCTACTCAAGGTGTTCAGGGAAGCACTGGGCCAATCACTGCTATTGCCCCTATGGACGACAAGCTCATCATATTTAAAAAAGATGCCATCTACTACATTAACGGGTCAGGACCAGATAACACCGGGGCAAATAGTCAGTATAGCCAACCTATTTTCATCACCTCGTCAGTAGGTTGTGCTAATCAGAATTCGATAGTGATGACTTCTAAGGGGTTGATGTTCCAGAGTGATAAAGGTATCTGGTTACTGGATAGAAATCTCGGTACCGAATATATTGGGGCACCAGTTGAGGCGTTTAACTCAGCTACGGTACTTAGTGCCATCTCAATCCCAAAGACCAATGAAGTTAGATTCACCTTAGACTCAGGTGTCACCTTAATGTATGACTACTTCTATGGCCAGTGGGGAACCTTTGTAGGAATTCCTGGTGTTTCTAGTACTGTATTCCAAGGATTACATACTTATATCGATTCATACGGCTTAGTGTATCAGGAAACCCCTGGAGTCTACTTAGATGGTTCAAACCCAGTCTTATTAAGCTTCACTACTTCCTGGCTTAATCTAGCAGGACTTCAAGGATATGAACGCTTTTATGAGTTCTATCTATTGGCGACTTATTATAGCCCACATAAGCTTTTAATTTCAATGGCTTATGACTATAATCCATCATTTTTACATAGTGTTTTAATTACCCCTGATAACTACTCCAGCGCAATACCAGCTGGGTTTGGAATTCCGACTCCATTCGGAAATGGGGGAAACAAAGAGCAATGGAAGATTCATGCTAAGAAGCAACTATGTGAATCTTTTCAAATTCAACTCAACGAAGTGTTTGACTCATCTGTTGGAGTGCCAGCAGGAGCTGGATTTGATATGTCTGGACTTAATATAGTGTATGGCGCTAAAAAGGGTTACAGACCTACAAAGGGTGCCAACTCAGCAGGATAACCTGGCCACTCGGTCATATATATGCGACCTACACACTCTATAAGTGGGGTTGTAAGTTGGAGATTTGTAATGGATCATAATAAGAAACTTGAGTTCCTCCATAAGATAGCTAAGTTGGGCATGGAACACACTGCTCTACCAGAAATACAACACTTTGACTCAGGCGGAACAGTGTTACAAGGTTCTGGACCTAATGCTGGGAATACTTCCCCTACTACTGGTAGCGGTGTCATGGGCGGTGTTACGAACGTCTTAGGTCTAAATAATAATTTTCAAGCCCAATCTGCTAATGTAACACCAGGAACGAATACTGCTCAATTAAATAAAGCCTATAGTGGGGCTCAATCTGGCATTGATCAACAGCAAGGAATTACTAACACTTTAACTCCTGGAGTTGCACAAGGTGCTGGAGTTGAATCTCAACTACAAAGTTCCTTAGCTGATGAAGCTGCTGGTAAAGGCCCTAACGCTGCTCAATCCATGCTCAGTCAACAGACTGGCCAAAACGTAGCTAATCAAGCCGCTTTGATGGCTGGCCAGCGTGGTGCTAGTTCTAATCCAGGTCTTATGGCTAGAGAAGCTGCTCAACAAGGTGCTGCTACTCAGCAACAAGCCGTTGGTCAAGGTGCTACTTTACAGGCTCAACAAACAATTGCTGCTCAACAACAGCAAGCCAATTTAGCTAATGCTCAGATTCAACAAGGACGAGGGGCAGTAACAGACACCAATCAAGTGAATCAAAATGAACAACAGATAGTACAAGGAGCTAATACTGCTGCTAATAACGCAGGTGTTTCAATGCAATCCAATATCAACACTACCGATGCTGGAGTATCTGCTGGCAATCAAAATGCGGCTAGTAATGTTTTAGGTGGTGTAACGAAGGCCCTTAGCAGCGTTATACCGGTGTTTGCTCATGGTGGTATGGTTAAAATGGATAAGGGCGGGAATGTTCTAGATGCTGAAGCTAGAAAACATATCGCTCCACATAACTTTGCTCTTCCTAACGGTCGCTACCCTATACATGATGAGGCCCATGCGCGTAATGCTCTAGCTAGAGTTTCACAAAACGGGACTCCTGAGGAGAAAAGTAAGGTTCGTGCCGCTGTACATAAGAAATATCCAAATATAGGGAAAAAGATGGCGTCTGGTGGTGAAGTGAAGCAACAACCCGAACTCTTCTCAGATGAGTGGACTAGGAATGCTATTAACAATGTTAAAGGCATGGTTAATCCAGCTCCAGCTCCTTCACCTAGTCCTTCACCTAGTGCCTCACCTGGTCCTACTCCTACTCCACGCCCACAAAACTTAGCTATTGGTGGAAACGTGTTGTCAGTGAATCCTTATCAACAAGCTCCACAATCTGCTGTAGCTCAATTCATCCAAGCTCAACAACAACCTGGTCCAAACATTGGTCCAGCGATGAACTTGCCTCAAAATCAGACAAACTTTTCTGATGTTGTTGGTGATATACAAAAAACTAGAGGAGAAGATGCCGCTGCTAAAGACAAAGCTAAAGCTGATGCCGCTGATGATGACTTCTTATCTGTTGTTGCCGACGAGGTTGGCCAGACTCAAAATAAGTTCAAAGGTGGATTGGCAGCAAAAGGTGGGAATGTTAAAGCTGGGAAGGGAGAGAAAGCCACAGTGGAAGGCGACTCTCTTAAGAATGACAAAATTCCTACAATGTTGAGCGAAGGAGAAGTGGTGATAGATAGGGACACTATGGCAGACCAAGGTCCTATCGGACATATGGCTCGAGCGCTTGCTAAACATATTGAACAAAGAAATAAACGAGGTAAGAAGTAATGCGCGGTCTTAACCTGTCTAGCTTTAAAAAGATCAAGGAAGACAAGCATTCAGTAACTATGGTGTCCAAAGATGGACATCACATCATCATGGCTAAACATGCTCTTCCTGCTGTGATGCGTAAGCAACTAGAGAAACTTCCTATTCACTTAGCTGAAGGTGGTCCTACTCCTACCCCACAGCCAGGTCCAGAAGCACCACTACCAGAAGGTGTAGAACCAGTTGATCCTGACAGTGAAGAAGCAGCGGCTCCAGTAGCAGCGGCACCAGATAAAGTAGTAGCAGAAGCTCCACCTGATACTCATCAACCAGCCAGCAAGCCAACCGCATCTCCTAAAGCATCTTTAACTGATTCTTTAAACCTCAATAATGTTTACTCTAATCAAGTAGGCGCTATCAAGGCAAAGACAGCCGCAGAAGCAGGTCTTGCTACAGATCAAGCTGCCATTGAACACCAGAATCAACTGGATCTTCAGGATGCTGCTACTAAGTGGGATGTTACAAGCAACTCCATGCAAAACCAAATCGAACAGGCTCTGACAGACGTACGAAATGATCATATTAAGCCTAATCACTACCTTGATACTATGAAGGAGAATACTGGACAAAGGATAGCAACTGGTATTGGTCTTCTTCTAGGTGGTTTCAGTAGTGCTTTCACCCACCAAGGTAATCCTGCCATGGAGTGGTTGAATAGTCAAATTGATAGGGACATTGCAGCACAAAAAAGTAATCAAAATAATAAGATTAACGTCTATAACGGGTATCTGGATCAGTACAAGAATGCAGCAGTAGCAGAGAATATGGCTAAAGCTACTCAACTAGGTATCTATGCCTCTAAGATCAAGGAAGCAGCTGATAAGGCAGGAACACCAATGGCTCAAGCTAATGGTGCCCTTGCTATCTCTCAGCTCCAGCAGCAGATGATACCGTTAGTTCAAAATGCTCATCTTATGGCTCAAGCAAGTGCTTTCAATGGTACAGGTGGTGGAGGAGCAGGGTCTGAGGCTCAGTATAAGACTGTTCTTGCTAATGCTCAGCGCATCAATCCAGAACTCTACAAAGACGCACAATCTAAGTATGTTCCTGGCGTAGGTGTTGCTTCTCACTCAGTCGCCCAACCAGATGCTGAGCGTCTTGCTAATATGAACGAGTTAGCACCTCTAATTGATAAAGCTATAGCTGATCAGGAACAATATGGGATGACTGGTGCTTGGAGTGTTAAGAACCGGGCTGATGCTAATTCTGATAGAGAAGCAATTCAAGTGTCTCTTAACAAGATGACAGGATTGAACAGACTTAACGACCGTGAGTATCAAAACTATGGCAAACAAGTCGGTGATATTGGTGGAGTTAACCTTGGTGGGACTTTACAAACTCTTAAGAACCTAAAAGCTCAACTTGACTCTGATAGAAACTCAGCAATGACTTCGATGGGCATCACACCGTTTAGTCAAGCGCAAGCACCATCAGGTCTAAATCCTCAACAGCAACAAGTCCTTCAAGCAGCACAAGCTAAGTATCCAAATGTCTCCCAAGGTGATTTAATCAAGGCACTGCGTGAGCAAGGAAAGATTTAAATGTCAGAACAACTTGATTTCTCTGACCTCCCATCTATTAGTCCAGCAGTGTCTCCTTCACAGGGTGGAACAGGTGTATCACAACTGCCTCCTACTCCAACACCTGGTTCTGCAGCAAGTGAATACGACTTCAGTAATTTCCCAGACCTTAATCCTCAAGCAGCAGCAGAGTACCAGAATAACGAGAAGTATGGGACTATCCCACAGCAAGCATTAACAGTAGCAGAAGGTGCTGCTGAAGGTGTCATTGGGCCACTTGCTCCAGCTATGGAAATAGCATCAGGACTTACAACTGGTGAAGCTATCAGGGGGCGTAAAGCCACTAATCCGTTAGAACACGCTGGGGCTAATGCAGCAGGTTTCATAGGATCTATGTTTGTTCCTGAGCTTAAAGGAGCCAGTCTTGCTGGACAAGTTACTAAGGTCGGCGGACTTGCTGAAAAAGCAATTGCTGCTTATGCTCTTCCTAAGATTGTATCTACTGGTATCAAAACTGGTGCTGAGATGGCAGCGCTATCTACATCAGATGAACTCTCCAAGCTTGTTACTGGTGATCCTAATCAGACTCTAGGCACAGCAGCTGCCAATATTGGGCTATCTGGCGTCATTGGCAGTGTTGGTGGGGCAGCATTAGGAACTGTTGGTTCTCTATTCAGTTCAGGTGCTAAGAAGGTAGCAACTACTGACTTTGTACAAGATATGCAAGCAGAAATTTCTCGCCTTCAGAAGATGAACCCAGCAGATCTAGCAGCAGCAAAGGAAGAACTCCTACAACGTCAAGCGGCGATGAACACTATGTTTGGACGTCTCAAGGCTGCATCGGTCAACCCAGAATTTCAGCAGGCAGCGTTGAGAGCTGGTGAAGAAGCTGCTAAGGAAGTCACTGAAGATACCAAGCAAAGTCCGGTGGAAAAGCAACTTAGTAAGTTGGCTCCTAAGATTGAGGAACTACAAGCAAATGCTCCAGGTTTTGACGCAGCCAAGGGTGACATCAAGAAATACCTAAATGACACTAAAGGCATCGCAGATAAGATAGGTGAAATCCACACTGAAGCTGGGCTTGCTATTCCAGATGATTTCAAACTCGACTCAACTCCTTCCCTTAACTATCACCTAGGTGTCAAAGAGAGCTTCGGTACGAAGGCAGGTGCCTGGATCTACAACAAGGGAACTGAGGCACTTGTTAATAGTTTAGGTACGGGCACTGCAGAAGCAGTTGGCGGTGGATTAGGTTTCTTAGTGGGACACCCTATTATGGGCGCGTTTATGGGCGAGAGAGTTCTAGGGAAAGTATTACGTACTGTTGCTAAACCTTTTGTAGAATCTGCTGTCGACTCTACTGCCGCTAAGGCAACATTAGACTACATTGGAAACGTAATTAAGGGCCAGAGACTTCTAGATAGTGCTACTGCTGCTATGTTCAAGGGTGGAGCAGAAGTGTTATCTAAAAATCTTATTCCTGATCAGGAGTCTCGTGACAAGCTTCAAAAGAGTCTAGACTCTTTCCAGAACCCAGCAAATGCTATTAAGGTTGGTGGTAGTCTAGGGCACTACCTACCAGCCCATGCCACTGTAGCTGCAACAACTGCTGCTACTGCCAGTGCCTACTTTTCAAACATAAAACCTAAACCCGTTGCTGTAAGTGCTTTTGATGCCACCCCTCCGATTAACAAGGCACAACAAGCTAGATATAACAGGGCCTTAGACATTGCTCAGCAACCATTGATGGTGCTAAAGTACGCCAAGGAAGGCACTCTAATGCCTCAGGATGTAAAGACGATTCAGACTATCTATCCTGGACTTCATAAAGCTATAGTGTCTAAGGTTACTCAAGCTGTAGTTGAGCATAAGGCAGCCGACAAGAGTATTCCTTATGCTCAAAGGACTTCTTTAAACATTCTTATAGGTGGAAACGGACTTGATGGAACTATGACCCCTCAAGCAATGCAGGCCATCGTGCACTCAGCAGGACCTCAACAAGCTCAACAACAAGGGCAAGCTGGAGCTCAAAAGGGCAACAGTAAGGTATCTGGAGCCACTCTAACTCAGATTAACAAGGTTAACACTATGTATCAAACTCCTATGGAAGCTAGGATGGCCGCTAAGCACTAAGTGGCCAACCTAACATGTATAGTAACCCGAGCGGCTTACTTCCCGCGAACCCTTATTTAGGAAGGTAGTAATTATGTCAGGTAAAAACCAGACGCCTTTTACATTAAACTGGCAAGCAACCAGTCCAGCCACTAATTTTTTACCTAACAACCCTTCTTTATATGGTGGCGGTTCAGCTCCTTCTGGAACCCTAGCTGGTGCCATGGCTTCTACTAACACTATTTATAGCCAAATCGTAGATATATCTAAAATGGATAGTATTGGTCTATCTGTTACTTATACTGGTACTCCTACTGGAACTATACAAGTAATGGTAGCTAATGCTGATGTAAATTTTTATGCTCTAACATTTAGCCCTGTGCTTACCCAACCAGCTGGTGCTGCTGGTGGGTTCTATGTTAACCTAGCTCAAATTGGTGCTAAGTATTTAATGCTACAATATACCAATACTTCAGGGTCTGGAAGTTTGACAATAACTGGCCAGATGAAGGATTGGAACTAATATGAGTTCATTTTTTTGGCCACCTACTGGTGGTTCAGGTAGCGGTGCTAACACTTATCCTAATACTGGAGCTTTTCCAGCAGCTTCAGTTGCTGGAAATGGTGCCTTAGCAATTGATTTAAGTAGTGATATTCTTTATGAAAGCAATGGAACTAGCTGGCTTCCTATAGCTTCAAATGCCACTTATGCCCTAACAGCGGCAGCTACTAGTCTAAATACTCCTTCTACTTTAGTAGAACGAGATGGTAGTGGTAATTTTGCTGCTGGCGCTATCACTGCTTCCCTCACTGGGCACGCCTCCCTAGATGTCCTAACCTCTGCTGTTGGAGCTGCTAATGGTGTAGCACCTCTTGATTCAAGTGGTTTAGTTCCATTAGCTAACATTCCTCCCGCTGCTATCGAGCGTATGGTGGTTGTAGCTAACCAAACAGCTCGCTTTGCTTTAACGACAGCGACAGTTCAGAACGGGGACACTGTTTATCAAAATGATACACAAGTGATGTACTTCGTTATTGACCAAAATAACTTAAACAATTCAGCTGGTTATCAAGTCTATAGCGCCGGTACTACAGTTAATTTTAGTGGATCTTTAAGCGGCGATGTAACTGGTACTCAAAGTGCTACAGTTGTAGGAAAAATAAACGGAACATCTCTAGCCGGCCTAGGAACTGGTATCCTCAAGAATACTACAAGCACCGGTGTTCCTAGTATAGCTATCGCCGCAGACTTTCCTACACTAAATCAATCTACAACTGGTACTGCTGCAAACGTCACCGGAATAGTGGCTATCGCTAACGGTGGCACTAATGCCACCTCCTATACGGCACCTGTTGGAACTGTGAATCCATTATTGTTCTATGACGGTACTAAAGTTAATACCGACACGGGGACGACAATTCTAGGTTACGACTCTACTAACGATTTATTGCAAACTACTGCTATCCGAATTTACGACACTACAACTCAAACAGCGAAATTCACGAACACGAACGCTACACAAAATAGCACAAGTGGCGCAGGAATGTCCGGCCTTAGTGATCCAGGGGCTGCTATGGCTTCCGGTAGTCGACTGGGCTTCTTCACGTTAGGCGGTGCTACAGACGCTATTCACACTACTGCTAATAGCTTATCGGTAGAAGGCTTTACTACTCAAGCCTGGACAGCCGCTAATAATGGATCTAAATTAGTTCTCTCCACCACCCCTAATAACTCTACAACTAGAACAACAGCGCTAACTCTTGATCAAAACCAAGCTGCTACATTTGCAAGTACAGTATCAGCTACCCAACTAACGTCTACGATAGCTACTGGGACTGCTCCGTTTGTGGTGGCCTCTACTACTCAGGTTGCAAATTTAAATGCCGCTACGGCTGGAACAGCAGCTGGATTGTCCGCAACGCTCGTTGTTGGATCTGGTGGAACGGGTGTAACTTCTGTTACCGCTACTCCAACGGCAACTAGTTGGGCTGGTTGGGATGCTAATAAAAATTTATCAGCTAATAATCTACTCGAAGGTTATACAACTACTGCTACTGCAGCAGGAACCACTACTCTAGTAGTTGGTTCAGCTTATCAGCAATATTTCACAGGAACAACCACTCAAACTGTGGTTTTGCCAGTAGCCACCACTTTAGCAAACGGACAGTCTTTTTTAATCACCAATCTTTCTACCGGGGTGGTTACAGTAAACACTTCCGGTTCAAACGCAATTCAAGCAATGGCCGCCAATACTCAACTATTAGTTACTTGTGTTAACACTGCAGGTGGAACTGGGACTGCTAGCTGGGGTTGGAATTATAGCTCTGCTCAATCTACTGCTTTACCAATTGCTATGGGTGGTACTGCTAAAACTGCTGTATCTACTGCCCCAGCTGCAACTAGTTGGGCTGGTTGGGATGCAAATAAAAATTTATCTGCTAATAACTTGCTTGAAGGTTATACAACTACCGCTACGGCAGCAGGAACTACCACTTTAGTCGTAGGATCTACATTTCAGCAATATTTTACTGGTACGACTACTCAAACTGTGGTTTTGCCAGTCGCTACTACTTTAGTTAACGGCCAACAATTCTTAATCGCAAATAACAGTACTGGTGTAGTTACGGTCCAAACATCTGGGAGTAACGTCCTGCAAGCGATGGGGTCTAATACGACTCTAATGATCACTTGTATCAATACGGCAGGTGGTACTGGTACTGCTAGCTGGAATTGGTCCTATGCTCCAAACACTTCGTATCACTTAAGTCCTTGGCAAGCTGGGACTACTTACGCGTTAAATCAAACGGTTACTTATGAGAAAAACGCGTATATTTGCGTAACTGCTAATACTGCTGGTGCTACTTTTGAAGCAGACATCTTATTAGGCTACTGGGCTATCATAAATAATCCAGCGTTAGGGCCAAATAGAATGTTAGTTGGTAATAATTTTGAAGATGGCGATGCCGGTGGATGGCAAATCGGTACAGTTACACTTAGTAGCTTAATCCCATCCGGAGCCCCAACCCTAGGGACCGCCTCAAGTATATCTCTTACTGCTACTACCACTGGCGCTATGGACGGCGTTTACTCAATGTCTGTAGCTAACACTGCTTCAACTAACTTCACCGCTGGTCAGGGTATCTTTTCTCAAGTCTATAATATCCCAACAATTGACCAAGCTAAAGTGCTAGCTATCCAATTTGCTTATCAAGCCTATGCCAACGTCGCTACTACTGGTATGGCATTTCCCGGTACTAGTAGTAACACATGGTCTGTATATATTTATGATGTAACTAACTCGGCTTGGATCCAACCCGCTGGTGTATATAACTTAGTCCAAGGCACCGGTACTGCTGTATCTAAAGGTAACACTTTCCAAACGGCATCCAATGCTACTCAATTTCGCTTAGCTTTAATCTGTATCAATAGCACTACTGCCACTACCCCAGCGGCTGGTGCGATGACTTTGCTATTAGATGACTTCTACGTAGGCCCTCAAATCACAGCGAACGGCCCAGCGATGACGGACTGGACATCATTCACACCAACTGGAGCTTTTACTGGTGCCACATTTACCGGGAAATATAGAAGAGTTGGGGACTCTGCTGAAATAGATTATTATGTAGCTTTCACCGGAGCATCATCTGGTTCTATCGTTTTGAATCCACCAACTGGGTTAGCTATCGACACGACAAAGCTAGCAGCAACAGCAGGGGTACAGCAAAGTTTTGGCACGGTTTCGGCTAATAAAGCCGGCGTCGGCGATGTCGTAGGTGGTGTTTGGTTAAGTGGAACAGGAGTAAGTTTTGCTGGTCCTGGACCAAGCGCAGCTACCTGGAATTTTACTGGAGTACCCTTTACTGCTGCAAACAATGACAACCTACGAGTTAGAATCTTGGTGCCAATCGTAGGCTGGTCATCTAACACTTCGATGAGTGCGGATACGGATACTAGGGTTGTTGCTGCCTATGGAAGTATCACCACAACTACGGTGAGCACATCCTATGTACAGCTAAACATTTCAGCAACTAAGGATACCAGTGGTGCGGTTGTCTCGAATACTATTATCGCACCAGTAAGTGGTTTCTACGATTTTAACGGTTATATCAGTTGTGGTACTACTCACGCATATGTGGCCAACTATCGCTACACTTTGGGTTACTCAGTTAATAATGGAACTGGACCGAGCGCGGTGATTGGCGAATGGAGAGCATCTGCTTCTGGGACAGTACAGCCAACTGCTATCGGCGCCTCTGGAACCTACCTGAATGCAGGTGATGTTTTAAGGTTTTGGGGGATTAACGATGGCGGAAGCGATTCAACCACCGGAGGATTCTACATTTCTCGCAGGTCAGGCCCCGCAACGGTGCAGGCGACCGAGAGTGTGAATGCTCGATATGTAACTACAAACGCTCAAGCTATTACAAATACCTCTACCGCTACAATAAACACATGGACTAAAAGTTACGATTCTCATTCAGCAATGAATGCTACTACTGGAGTCTTTACAGTTCCAGTTTCCGGCAAATACAGAATCACTGCATCTTTACTTAGTGCACAAACTTCTTGGACTACCTCAACAATCGCTAGATGTGAAATTCAGGTCTCAGGTACGCAAAGTTCTGGACTTTTTCTACTCCCCTTAATGGCATCACAAAATAATTTTTTGTGTTTAAATGGTAGTACAACACTAAGTTACAATGCGGGGGATACAATCTCCTTATCATTATTAAATAATACTGGGACTACATTTACACTCCAAGGTAGTTCAACTTATAACTGGATAACTATCGAACGAGTCGGAAACTAATATGAATAAGGATGTACTCCAAATTCAAGTGTCACAAACATCAGGTGGAGCTCTAACCATAGCACCTAGTGGCACTAGTGTTAGTAGCATTTCGTTTAAAAGGGTGGGGAATTAATATGGCAACAATTACAGGTTTAACAAACTTTCCAACAGCGAATCAGAATCCGGTTAATTCGATAATGGATAGATTCGACAAACAAACGTACTTGGGAAATGCTTTCATTTTTGGGCAGCAAAGTGTTTCGCTAGGTACCACTGCGGAAACGGATTTAGCTACATTAGCTTGCCCAGTTGGTTCAACTAAAAGTATCTTCGTGGTTTTAAGACGAGTGAGCTCTAGCGCTCAGCAAGTTTTATTTGCTTACTACGTTGCGCCAACCATTACTTCAGCTGGAACAGTAGCAACACCAGTGAATTTGAGACCAGCTTCTTCTAATGCGTCAATAGCGTCGGTTCATACTGGACCAACTGTTTCCTCCGAAGGAACACTATTTAGCACATTAGGATGTCCATCGAATTTCTATGTGATTAGCGATGCTGAAACGATGATTATTTTAGATCCGGGCCAGGTGTTGTTAATTACTGGCCAAGCTTTAACTGCTACTACTTCTATCAACTACGAAATTTCCTGGTACGAGTTGTAAGATGGAAGACAATAAATTTGATAAAATTGATGCCAAGATAGATCAAATCGGTAACAGGTTAGGTTCTATTGATGTTACACTTGCTGCTCAACATGAGTCTCTTAAGGAGCATATGCGCCGTACTGCCCTTTTAGAAGAAGATGTAGCTCCTATAAAGAAGCATGTAGCTATGATTCAAGGAGCATTAAAGCTTATTGGTTTAGCTTGCTGTATTGCTGGTGCTGTTGAAAGCATCATCACTGTTGCAAGTAAGTTTATTCATTGAGGATGTAAAGCTGATGTTAAGTTGGCAGTCTGAAGAAATCATTGGATTATGTGTACTATTGATAACAGCGGTTGGACTGTGCTTAATAGGAAAACTGGACCACGATGCTGTAGAAGCTATCAAGTGGATCGGTGGGAGCTTTATGGCTTCAAAAGGAATGGCCAACTTATTACCAGAAAAGCCAAATGACAAGAATCTGTAAAGATTGCTCTTGTTACATGCAGTATGCTGCTGACCAAGAGGCACCCTATCACCCTTATAGGTGGTTGAAGTGTGGATGTGGTGTTACGATCGACTCAGGTGAGTTTAAACAAGCAGAGGTGTCATCCAGCCCAGTTGACATTGGGCTGGATGAGTAATTCATTTAAACCCTAGCCTCTTTCTAGCTGTAGCATCGTCAATCAATCCTAGTTGCAGCATAGTTAACACTTGGTCCATACGAGCTGAACCGCCACAATAAGGAAACAACGGGTCGGCTGAAGTGAGCCCTAGCTTGGACAATAGTCTTAAAAGGTCACTTATGGCCACTCTATCTCCGCTCTGGAGCTCACTTCGACTCTTAGGAAACGGTTTCGTCATCTAGAATCTCATCAATGATAGCGCTTGCATCCCATTCCTCATACTGCTCTAAACTTATAAATCGAGACTCAGGAGCCTGCCATGATGCATAACCTGCCCTATTGACACCGAAGAAGCTATTATCGCTGTCCATGTCCTCAGATACCTTCTTGGCACGCAAACTGTCAAGGAAGGCATTTCTGTGAGTTTGGGAGTGTTTTAGAAACTGTTCCTTCTTCTTTGATAGGTACTCTCTTTTCATCTGTTCAGCCACGTCAGGATTGATGTCTTGTGGGTTCATTATGAGCTGCCCGCTGCTGATATACCCTGTACCTTGAGGACAGTAGATAGAACTATGTAAGATCTGACCAACTTGGTTGCTGATGGCATTCACCTGTTGCTGACCAACTTGGTTGCTGATGGCATTCACCTGTTGCTGAGCTTGAAGGGCTTGCTGAACTTGACCCTGAGTCTGGTTAGCCTGTACCAGTTGGTTCTGTGTGGTGGTACTACCAGCTGGTGAACCGTATATAATATCTGTAATCCAACTCATCGTTTACTCCTACATTTACTTTTGTTGTGCGCACTTTCGTTAATATCTATAAGTCTAAGAAATGAGTTCTTACTGTATACTAAGTGACTTAAGTTATCATAGTCGTTATTATATAGTTCTTTTAGTGTATGACCAGACCACCACATTAGCATAGGTTTAGCAGACTTAATGCCCAGCTTACCTAGGAGATAGACTAGGTTACTTGCAACTACGGGATTCTTAGTTGGCATGCTTAATCCTACCTTTATAACTATACGCTTTCACTTTCATATCAACTACTCCCGTAATAGGTTCACACTTAAGACCTAGCTTACTTAGGAGTAATATTAATCTAGTACACTCATAGTTGTAAACACCTTTAACTGAGAACACGTAAATATTTAAGGATTTCATATATTCTTCTCAGGAGAAACATTGATGACCTGCCTGAGTTTCAATTGATTCTCAGGAGATTGACTGCCAAAGTTATGCATAAAACTCTCCTCAGACATCTGCAACCTGTCATCTATTGAGGTATCTACATCACCAATGACTATAGTGCCCGACATGCTAGATAGGTCTACTGGTTCTTTCTCCTCAAGTTCCTTAGTATTTAGGATAGTGAAGGAGTTAGCATGAACTCTCTGGATAGCTGCCTCCTCTAAGGACAATCCATTGAAGTTTGCGGGAGTCTTACCCTCAGAGGTCCATCTATCAAATAGTACTCTTTCCTCAGGAGATAGCTTGTAGGCAGGATTAGGTCCACTAAAGGCCTTAACGGTAACCTTTTGAAAGCCTATAGCTAATGCCTCTATAAGCTTTCCCTCTATGTCATCCATCCATACCTTATTCTTAGGAGTAGCTTTATCAGCAAAGATCCACTTAACTAAGTTTTTAGGATAGACTTCGTCTTTTGAGTATCCATAGTGCTTGATAGTCTCAACTAAGTCAGGAATGGTTTGAGCAGCTATCTTACCGCTCACACTATCTAATCCACCGTTCTCACCCTTCCAGGATGCAACTATGTCCCTTATGGACGGCTTGTCTTCTTCCTTCTTAAGAGGTTCAGCAAGCACGCTTCCCTTCTCTACTAGCACTCCCACTGACACTGGGACTAAGACTCGGTCCCCAGGGCTGGTCCCCATTGTGGTCCCCTCAGTATCGCCTGCCAATTTATTAATGAATTCAACTGCTTCCTTGTATTGCTTCTCTTTGTCCACAATAATGTACTCGAGGATGGCCGGAGACACCAATTCGTAGATGCTCGGTTGCTGACCACTGCCAGCAAATCTCTCTTTTATGATCTCCCTATTAATGAGCTCTCGTCTCAAAGAGCTCCAATCCTCATTCTTAAATCCTGTGCCTTGAGACCAGTTACCATCATTCTTCAGGAGATCTTGAGTAGAGCGCCGAGCTAAGCAGAATATCACCTTACGTTGCTGAATGCAGGAATTGGCTAGTGATACTACTAGACGATCTGCCGTAGATTCGACTTCCTCAGACGAATACTCTTCCTTAAGAAAATCCCACTCAGGTAAACCAGCGTCATCACTAGTTATCTTTCTGGTCCTACATAGGATGATTAGGTTCTCTGAACCCTTAGCTTTCTCTTTCTTGTTATTCAATTTACTCATGATTTCTTTACCTTTTTCTTATTTTTGAGTTTAGCACAATAGCGGTCGTCAGCTTCTTTTACAAGTCTAGCAACATACTTGTCGCTGATGTAATCGATACCGTCTCTTTGTTTTGGATATTGAATTAATTGGATAGGGGATTTCTTAGACATAGTTTTTCCTTCCAGCCGAAGCTGATATTCGTGGCTACCATCCACGACTGGAAGGAAAGCCTACATCTTTATTCTACCACTAGTCTGGGCTTAAAACACATAAGAATATCATGGATGTATAAAATAAATATGACGTATCAACGAGATTATGAAAGACAGGTAAAGAAGCTTCAAGCTCACATTGCTCATAGGAGTGCTTTCTACGGCATTCTTTCTGATCCTATGATTAAGGCTACAGAGACACTGAACAACATCGCCCTGGTGATTCCTAAGCTGTCTAATACAGCTTTAGGACGCAAGCAACTAAACGCTTCCTTAAAAGCATCATTCGCTGTTGTATATCGCTTCTAAGTTGGCCACTCTAGCATCTTAAGAGTGTGCGAAATTAGGAGGTTCCTACATTTGCACCTTGATAAGACTTAGAGAGGACTTAGAATGGCAAGACAGACTTTATTAGTAATAGGGGACTTGCATGCCCCTGCATTTCACAAAGACACAGTGGAATTCCTCAAAGCGATCAAGAAGAAGTTTAAGCCAACAAGAGTGGTCCTTACAGGAGATGAAGTAAACCTCGCGGCAATGGCTTATCATGAGCATGATCCAGACATGGCAGGACCATCCCAGGAGCTCAAGGATGCAATAGCAGCACTCAAACCGATCTATCACATGTTTCCTAAAGCTGACATCCTAGAATCAAACCACGGGTCTCTAATCTATAGGAAGGCTTTTACTGCTGGCATACCAAAAGCTGCACTCAAATCCTACAGAGACATCCTTCAAGCTCCTAAGGGTTGGCAATGGCACTTTGACCTGATAGTGGAGACTCCACTCTCTGACATCTACTTCCATCACGGCAAGACCTCAACTATTGAGAAACTAAGTAAGAACATGTCTATGTCGGCTATCCAAGGACACTATCACTCTAAGTTCTATATATCTTATTGGGCAAACCCCAACGGGTTATTCTTTGATGCTAATGCGGGTACGTTCGCTGATCACCATAGCTTGGCAATGGCCTATGCCAAGAATTCTATTCCTAAAGGTATCCATGGCGTTCTTATAATAGTTGATGGAATTCCGCAGCTTATTCCCATGGTACTTAATAAGCGCGGTTCTTGGATAGGATCTTTATGACTAAGCAGTGCTCTAAATGTGAAGAGATTAAAGATGTTGAATTGTTTAGCCATTCATCTTCATCATCTGATAGTTTATATGGTCATTGTAAATCGTGTAGAAGTTTGAACTCTAAACAGTATTACAAGGAACATAAGCAGCAGTACGATCAATGGTATCAAGACAGAAAAGAGCAACGTCGACTTGCTCAGCAACGCTATCGTCTCGCTAATCCTGAGAAGGCTAGAGCTGCCATCGATAGGTGGAATAAAGCAAATCCAGGTAAGACTACGGCTTATTTCGCAAAATATAAAAACAGCAAGCGTAAAGCTACTCCTAAATGGCTTACTAAAGAGCAACTTAAAGAGATTCAATCTTATTATGAATTAGCTAAAGAATTACAATGGCTTAGCAATGAAGAATTACAAGTAGATCATATAGTGCCAATTCAAGGTGAGAATGTATGCGGTCTTCATGTTCCCTGGAACCTCCAAATATTGCCAGAATCATTAAACTGTTCAAAAGGTAACAAGTTTAAGTAAACCATGTGATATGGTGGTAGTCAAGGAGTAAATATATGGCAAAAAAAAGTGGAAATAATAGTTATAATTTTAGTGAAAGTGACGTGAAATTGATAGAGGATTTACTGAGTCTTCCTCAGGACCATATCGATTACACTCGCATAATGACAAGCGTCTACGGAAACGTAGGCGACATGAAGTTCTTAATAGAA